ATATATATGTAATTACTACCCTAATACGGTCATAAGTAATAGTCTAAACGATTTCACAATGGCTAGTCACATAGATATGACTAAAATAAATAAAAAAATATAATAGGTGTAGAATGATTATAAATGTCTTAAAGCGTAATGGTAAAAAAGAGCCGTTAATGTTGGAGAAGTGGCAAGCACAAGTAGCAAAAGTATGTAACGGAATAGCAGATGTAAGTCCAAGTATGATTGAGATTAAATCTCAATTACACTTTTATGATGGCATCACTACAAGTCAAATAGATAGTATAACACTTAGAGCAATCGTTGATTTGATTGATGTAGAAAGCAACAGTGATGTTGGACATACCAACTATCAATATGTAGCTGGTAAGCAACGCATGAGTATGTTGCGTAAAGATGTATATGGTCAATATGAAGTTCCACATCTCTACGATATTGTTAAAAAGAATGTAGCAACTGGATTATATACAAGTGAATTACTAGAATGGTATAGTGAAGAAGATTGGAACAAGATGAATGATTTAATAGATCATTCTAAGGACGAGACATATAGTTATGCCGCCATTGAACAATTGATTGAAAAGTATCTAGTAAAGAATCGTTCAACAAAAGAAATATATGAAACACCTCAAATTCGTTACATGGTTGCAGCAGCAACAGTTTTTCACAGTGAAGAACCAAACACCGCAAGACTCAGATACATCAGAGAATACTACAATGCTGCTAGTGATGGTCTTTTCACATTGGCTACCCCTGTGCTGGCTGGCTTGGGAACTCCAACCAAGCAATTTAGTAGTTGTGTGCTTATTCGTAGTGACGATGATTTGGACAGTATCTTTGCTTCAGGAGAGATGATGGCTAAGTATGCTAGCAAACGTGCTGGCATTGGACTAGAAATTGGTAGATTACGCCCCCTAGGATCACCTATTCGCGGTGGAGAAATCATGCATACTGGTATGATTCCGTTCTTAAAGAAATGGTTCGGTGACTTGAGAAGTTGTAGTCAGGGAGGCATACGCAACGCTTCCGCCACTGTCTTTTACCCTATTTGGCATCATCAATTTGATGACCTAATCGTTCTTAAAAACAATCAAGGCACAGAAGAAACTAGAGTAAGACACATGGATTATGGCGTAGTGCTTAGTGCTTTCTTCTGGCGTAGATTTAAGAACAAAGAGAACATAACATTTTTTGATCCTAACGAAGTGCCCGATCTATATGAAGCATTCTATAGTAATACAGAACTATTCGAAGAACTTTATACTAAATACGAAAAGCGTAAAGACTTACGCAAAAAGACAATGAATGCCGAAGAAGTATTCAAAAGTGGAATACTAAAAGAACGTACAGACACAGGTAGAATCTATCTAGTATTCATTGATAATGTAATGAAGCAGGGTCCATTTGATCCAGAGTATCATACAATTTACCAGAGTAACTTATGCTGTGAAATACTACTACCAACAAAATCATTTAAGAGACTTGACGATAAGGAAGGACGTATCGCACTCTGTACTCTCGGAAGTATCAACTGGGGAGCATTCCGTAATCCAGAAGATATGCGCCGCGCTTGTCGCATTCTACATAGGAGTCTTAACAATATATTGGATTACCAAGACTTTCTTTCCATCCAGTCTAAACTAAGCAACGATGAGATTCGTCCTCTAGGTATTGGTGTAACTAACTTAGCATACTGGCATGCAAAGCGTAGCTTAAAGTATGGTGAAAAAGATTCATTAGCTGAAGTTAAAATTTGGGCAGAACATCTAGCATACTATCTAACAGAAGCATCGGTAGAACTTGCGAAAGAACGTGGTAAGTGTGAAGGTAGTGACAAGACAAGATATGGTCAAGGTATATTTCCCTGGGAACTAAGAGCCAACGGTGTTAATCAATTAACAGACTTTCAACCAGAACTAGACTGGGAAACACTACGCACGAACATGAAAGAACACGGTGTACGTAATGCTACACAAATGGCTATCGCTCCTGTAGAATCAAGTAGTGTAGTTATAAACAGCACAAACGGTATTGAGATGCCAATGAGTTTGATTAGTGTTAAAGAAAGTAAAGCAGGAAGTTTCACGCAAGTTGTTCCAGAGTATCACAAACTAAAGAACAAGTATCAATTGATGTGGGAACAGAAAGACTGTGATGGTTACTTAAAAACCGCTGCGGTACTAGCAGCATACATTGACCAGAGTATCAGCACAAATACATTCTATAATCCTGCACACTATGCAGACCGTAAAGTTCCAACTACATTGATAGCAAAGAACTTGATGCAGGCACATATGTGGGGCCTAAAAACTTTCTACTATAGTTTAATTAATAAACAAGGTAGTAAAGCAGATGCTGAGATAGCACCAACAATGTTAGAGCCAATAAATTTTGATGATGAAGAAGATTGCGAAAGTTGCAAATTATGAAAATAGGAATTTACGGAGATAGTTTTGGTTATTACCAGCCTCAGGGAAAACAATACCATTGGTCCGCAATATTAGAAAATAAGTTAAATTGTAATATAGAAAATTATGCTCGGTATGGCACATCTTTGTTTTACTCCTATCAAGAATTTTTAAAAACTTATACAAAATATGATTTGATAATATTTGCAGTAACGGATCCGTACCGATACACCGACCAGTTAAAACTTTCTATAGATAAAAATACAAAAATGAAAGTACGATCTGTTAGTGGGATAGGAGCGATAACAAGTATTTTTAAAAAATATCCAGATAAATTAACTGTAGATGATAAAAAAATATTACGTAATTTAGAAGGCTGGTTTATTATGTCGGACGATTTATATAATCGTGAAATGTCTGAGTTAATGTTGCAAAAAATAGAATCGCTACATAAAAATATTATATTTTATCCATGTTTTGAGAAATCGTTTTCTAAAGCCTGGTTTACCAAACTAAAAATACCAAGTAATCGCACCTTTATGTATTTATGTGAATATCAACTAAAACTTTTACTAGGCACTAATTATAGTAAAAGAAAAAATTGTGAATGTTTGGGAAATGAAAAATCAATTTTAGCGGGGCATCTTACTAAAGAAATAAATGAATATTTAGCTGAAGCAATGCTTAGTAAAATAAACACAGGAATATGGAATTATCCAGATTTATCTAGTTTAACAATAAAAAATGACCTATCATATTATTACAATATACAATTATGAGCCAAGCACAATATAACTTAAACACCAAAACAGATTACTTAAATCGTAAGATGTTTCTAGACCCTGCAGGTCCGGTAACTATTCAACGCTTTGAGGAAGTTAAGTATCCAAAGATTGCTAAGTTTGAAGAAACAGCAAGAGGATTCTTTTGGCAACCAGAAGAAATTAGTTTAACTAAAGATGCTAATGACTTCAAAGAAGCCAGTGATGCCGTTAAACATATCTTTACTAGCAACTTATTAAGACAAACAGCATTAGATAGTTTACAAGGTCGCGGCCCAAGTCAAGTATTCACTCCTGTTGTATCATTGCCAGAACTTGAAGCATTGATATATAATTGGACATTCTTTGAAACAAATATACATAGTAAGAGTTATAGTCATATTATTCGTAACATCTATAATGTACCAAAAGAAGTATTCAATACTATACATGACACACAAGAAATTATAGATATGGCTAGTAGTGTTGGTAACTACTATGACAAACTACACGAATTAAATTGTTTTAAAGAGATTAATCCAAAAACTGTTTCAGAAGAATCTCATGTTAAAGCAATTTGGATGGCATTACATGCCAGTTATGCACTAGAAGCATTCCGCTTTATGGTATCATTTGCTACATCACTAGCAATGGTTGAGAACAAAATCTTTATTGGCAATGGTAATATTATCAGTTTAATTCTCCAAGATGAACTTCTACATAAAGGATGGACTGCTTATCTTATTAATCAAGTAATCAAAGATGATAGTCGTTTTGCTGCCATCAAGCAAGAATGCGAAAGTGAAGTATATCAGTTATATGCTGATGTTATCCGTGAAGAAAAAGCCTGGGCAGATTACTTGTTTAACAAAGGCCCGGTCATTGGGTTGAATGCTAATGTGTTAAAAGACTTTGTTGATTACACAGCAGTAGGAGCATTGAAAGAGATCGGTATTAAGTATCAGGGCAATAGTCCAAAGAGTACTCCTATACCATGGTTCAACAAACATAGCGATACAAGCAAGAAGCAGACAGCACTACAAGAGAATGAATCAACTAATTACGTATTGGGTGTGATGAGTGAACAACTTGATTACGACCAACTACCAAGTTTATAAGAAAAGGGCATTTTATGAAACTTAAAGAATTACAATCAGTAGAGCCCAAAGACTCTTTAGGAATGTTAGGTAATAAGGATGCTAAACTAAAACAACTCGAGGGCAATATTAATCCATTGCCTAACAGCAATTATTTTTATGCGATAGTTCCTAGCATGAGTTATGGAGCCACTGGAACTGATGACGATGTTTGCTTGTTAAGCCCGGATAAAAAACTTATCGGTATATTAACTGTACAAATAGCAGAAGATAAAGCCTATGTTAAGGGTTTAGAAATAGACAAAGAGTGGAGAAATAAAGGATTGGCAACAAGTTTATATGGAATATTGTTATCAATTGAACACCTTGACGTTGTGTCAGATTCTAGTCAAACACCAGGTGGTGCAAGAACTTGGGTAAGTTTAAGCAAGATACCGGGGGTAGAAGTTAGAGGTTTAGTTTATAACCCTACCCCAGAGCAAATAGAAATGTTAGGGGCATCAAAATTTGGAGGCACCTCATACACATTTCCAGTAACACTAGAAAACAATCAGCTAGTCCCTGCAACCTCAGCTAAAACAGATTTATATTCATCAACTACAAGAAATCAATATAAATTAATAGCACTATATAACACGAAAGGATAATAAAAATGAAAGCAATAGTATGGAGTAAGTACCACTGCCCTTATTGTGACCAAGCGAAAGCATTGTTAACAAGCAAAGGGATACAATTTGAAGAAAAGAAAATTGGTGACGGTTACAGTAAAGAAGAATTATTAGAGGCAGTACCAAATGCCCGTACAGTTCCACAAATCTTCCTAGATGGAGAACTTGTGGGTGGGTTTAATGAACTCAAACAAAAATTAACAGAAAGTGTCTAATGGAAACAGGAAAAGTATATACATTTAAGTTGAACAGCGGCGAAGAAATGATTGCCAAAGTTTTAGAAATAGGTCAGAATAACGTTATTATTACAGAACCAGTGTCAATTGCACCCAGTCAGCAGGGTATGCAGATGATCCCTAGTATGTTTACCGCAGAACAACGCGGAAATGTAACGCTAAATACTAGTGCGATTGCCTTTTATGCAAATACCGACGATAACATCAAGGATAAATACATAGAAGCAACAACTGGTATTAAATTGCCAGACAAGAAAATAGTAATGGGATAATAAATGGCAGCATTGAGTAGGAAGGGTGATGCAAATCAAACTGGCGGGCAAATTATACGCGGCGCCAAGTCGGTTATTGCTAATGGAATTGAAGTGGGATTACATGTAAGTGGCATCACCCCTCATGCCCCATGGGGAAAACCTCATCCTCCGCACGATGCACCAACAACCACTGCTGGAAGTCCATCTGTAATAGCAGAAGGAAGTCCCGTATTAAGAGTAGGATCAGGAAACACCTGCGGTCATAGTATCGTTCAAGGTAGTCCTAATATAAATTGCCCATGAGTACAGGAAAACAAACTCCGTTGGGTGTAAATGTAATGAGTGGTTTAATCCAAGGCAAAGGCTTTTGGGTTAATAAACCCACCTCTTCTTATGCAGGCACTAGTACCAGTTCTACTTCATACACTCCCGGGACGGTAATAACTAATACTTGTTTATATTGGGCTACTTATGCAATCAACGCCTCATACGGGGTAGTGGATTCACCTACTTATGCTAATATTACTACAATGGGTAGTAGCACTATACCTGCATTAGGTAATAGTCCTCCACCAACGTATACTTATACAGGTCTTCCTAGTTGGGCAGGCGCTGGATATACTGGAGCAGTGGCTAGTTGGGGATATGTAAGATTATATCCCTGGCAGGGATATAATGAATTTAATTACAACAATACATTAGCATTGACTAGCATGTATAATGATTTTTGCGGATCATTTATATCTGCTGGTTCATTTATTGATTTATCAAATAAATCTATTATGTCTGCACAGAATTCTATAGGGTTCCTTAAAGGCACATATAGTAATATGAATGATTTGGTTACGGCTGATGTGACTAATGTAAGTTTATCCCCTCAAGTATTTGGAAGAGATTTAATTAATTTGGGTAAAGCATTAGATTTATCTACAATATGGACATTTGGTTATCCTTCTAATTTATTAGTAACTCTTAAGAAATATAATGCGATTACTGCATCAGTTTCAGTTGCTTTATTGTCTACTGGATTAACTACAATTGATATAGATAATATTTCAAATAATACAAATGTTACTACAGAGCAGCAACAAAAAACATATTCTGCATTTTTAATAATAACCGGTGTTGATTTGGCTGAGATATTAGTATCATTAAATTGTAATACAGCAGGTCTTGTTACATTAGCAGATTTGCTTGATGTTAGAAAGATGTTTCCTAATAGTTATCTAACATTAACTGTGCCGTTATATAATGCTGTGCCAGGCCCAACAAATAGTAAAACATATTATCCTATATTTACTATTAACTCAGTAAGTCCTGGGCTCACTGCCCCTGCTGTAGTAGCACAAGTTGGTACAGTAATACCACCGGGTGCGCCCCCGGTCGCAGCACCAGTAGCAGCACCAGTAGCAGCACCAGTAGCAGCACCAGTAGCAGCACCAAATTATACTGACAGAGAATCTTGGAATCAGCATGATGTTGCGGCTCTTGCACAGGGATTGTGGCAAAGCACACCTGCTATACCAGTCGGACGAGGAGTCGGACGACTAGAAGGTGGCGGAAGTTCTGTGGGAGCCGCTTACCCCACGCCGCCCCAACCGCCGGTCACTAGAACGTTTAGGGGATAATATATGGTACAGATGTATAGAGATTTTCTTAATCTTAGAGCGGAAATTGAAGGTGGTGGTATTGTGAATGGGATGACCTACGCCGTGGATAATGGTGGGGGTACAGATAATATTCCTAATATAATTCCGCCGGCAATGGCAGCGTCGGTACAAGTAGAAGCAATTGCAGCAGCAACAATAGAATCAAATTTAAATGACCAAGGAGTAATAAATTCTACTATAACACTTTCAGCATCGCTACTTCCCACAGTACAACCTGAGGATATTGCGGCGGTAGCAGTAACAACATCTAGTACCATACAAGTTAATCTACAGATAGTGCCAGAAGGGTTTGGATCATATCTTGACGGTATATTACCCAAAGATTTAGCAACCGCCGCCGGTGCATTTTCTGCAACAATGCAACAAATAAAAAATATACGAAATATTCCAATTGAGAAATTTGCACAAGTAGCAGCTACACTAGAAACTATTAGAGGATTAAACTTAGTTAACGGAACTGATGTTCCAACGGACACCTCTGAGGCAGAGGCTGCGCTTGCTTTAATGGCCTTAGGAAGTGGATCATATGGGACATATACATTTTCTGATTTCTTTGGGTGTATGTCCGGTCTACCTTATCCCTGGGTACAAATACAACCGGCTATTAAAGCATTACAATCAAATACATTAAGTACTATCTATCAAAATCTTTATTTAGCGGTAACGTGGAAACAAGCAACCTTAACTGTTGTCCCAAGTTATTCTACTACAGCCGTCGATGATGGGCTTGGCAACTATACTTATTATTATAAAATAACAGCCATCACCGGTATATCATCGTTTGATAGAGGCGGTGGTTATGGAAGGGGAGGAGCAGCAGCACCAACTGGAACATTTACTGATGGGTCTGGAGCAACTATAACAACTACAATAGATACCAATTCAGCTAATGTTACATCTACTTATGGTAAAGTACTTACTGCATTACTAAACTCAACCGGAACTAATGTCTATAATGGCACTGGTACTTCGCCCACACCCCCCGCCGGCCCCGCAACATTAACGGTAACTATTCAGGAACCACCTACCACATACGGAGGATCAGGTTGGCCAGCTATGAATACCGCCGTGCAACATTATATTGACGCTGCTAATGCAGAGATTGCAATAATTCGTTCAACACATCCCGGTCAATCATTAGAATTAAATGATATGTGGGATAATTTAGGGACCCAATTGAATATTGAACAAAGGACTAGAAATACAGGATTATCATTAATACCAAACCCAAGAACAGATTCTCTATTCCCATATCCAATAATGGTATATAGTTTTACTGATTTGGTTCCTGCGTATTCCAAACTGACAGAACCAAATATGGCTGCACAAACATTAGAAGCTATATCAGATTTAGATAAAAATGCAGGTCAGAGTATAGTTGCAATGATGCGAGCAGAAAGAAATAAAGCAAGATTGTTAGAAGCCGGTATATCAACTGATGACGTTATAGATGATGTTTTATCTATAGCAGAACAAATAGAATTAATATCTAATGGTACAGTAGCAAATTCAGCACCTGCATTCCCGTTCAATACTGAGCCTGCAGGTTACTTTGATCCAGCTACTACAAATTTCTTAGTGACTACAGCTCCAGTTCAAACTAGCCCCAATCAAGCAATTAATCCTAATAATCCAGCAAATCCGTTTAATACAACTGACCCCACTAATCCAATTACCAACCCATCACAAAATACTATTGAAGTACAACCTAGTATTTTAGGAGCCCCTGCCTCATCAGTTGCAGCAGTATTGGGTATAGGTACACCGGACGGATTGCCTGTACCTAGTCCCGATATTGGCATAGGCACTGCCGGCATAAGTCAAGTTACTATGCCCGCTGGAACAGTTCCATCTACTGCGTCTGGTGCCATTGCTCCTAATACAGCCGGTGGCGTTGCTAGTGGCGGAGGTTTCTTTAACGGTCCGGGAGCCGGCGGGGGCTTAGGTGCACAAGGCGGCGGACCAATTGTTCCGGGCAGTTTAGCTGGATCGCCGTATACTAAATTAATCCCACCATCACTTAACCCGATATATACTTCTGGGGTGCTATTACCCGCATCACTACCAGTGCAAGCAGCAATTGAAGAAGTTATCAAGTGTAACTGTGATTGCTGGATCCAATAACCAAATGATTTGGTTATTCAACAAAACTGTAGTATACTACAGTGAAAGGAAATTATGTTATTATCATTAAAAAATAAGCTAATAATAATGACCATGATGTTTTTAACAATCATGGCTATTCCTTCGCCAACACAATTTGCTATTGAGTTACCTACTCTAAAGAAAATTGATATGAAGCAAATCGCATGTATGGCAAGAAATATTTATTATGAAGCAGGGGCAGAAGCAATGCCCGGACAAGCCGCCGTCGCCAGAGTTGTACTGAATCGTG